CGCTGTCGAAGTATACAGAGCCATCCGAAACGTATGGGTAGTATCAGAACTAAAGTCTAGCTCCCCATCCATAAATGCTACTTTTGCCACTGTACACATTGTTTGAGTAATTGCCATAACCTTATCCTCTAACTAACCACTGATTTATATTTCCCACTACGATACGTATCCTGTTGTAGTTTTCCGTTACCTATATTCTGCAGCAGAGCTATTGACTGCAAATACATCTTCTCATACGTAGCTATAATATCAGGTTCTCCCTTCATAAACCTAATAGCCTCTAACAAAGCTCCGTTTAATAGTGCGCTATCGAACTCGTCACCTAACCATGTAGTTCCTGCGGTCACGATTGACTCTGGGTATTTACTGTACTGGACCTTCACCGAATAAGCAGCATCAGGAGTAGGTCCTAGCAGGAAGGAATCATCGTCAAATATTGCATAGTGCTTCGGAGTACCTGTAGCTGTAGAGTCAGGGTACGCTTCACGGATAAAGCTAGCGTCCTTATTTATGAGGTATTCGTAACTACCACCATTGACCACTGCAATACTAATAACGTCCATCATTCCTGTAGGGATGCCAAGATATTCATTATCAGAAGTTGTAGTCCCTGAACTGTTTGCTTGGAGTGCAGGAAGCTGTACAGTAGCGTAGATCTTTTGCTCTGCCTGTTGGACAAACATAGCCAGCTGGTCAGCTGTAAAGCTACTCTCGGTAATATCCGCGATATTAGTAGTTAAGTCTGTATAGTTCATGACGTACTAACCGTAACTCGTCCAATTAATCCTCTTCCTACCTGCCCCCTAACTGGCAGAATCAACGCTCTACTAGCGGCATATTCCCCTCTATCAGAACGAGGGTCGCGCAACACTTCTGGGTCCACAACAGGTAATTTGCCTACCTTGTACTGCGGGTGATCTGCTTCCCAACACTCAGGACACGCCCGTAACCCTGTCTGCCGCTCATTTACTGTAAGTATCCGTAACTGCCTCAGCTTATACGAAAACCCACATACATCACATATTCCTAACGCCTTTCTTCCTGCCGCATACCGTTGCATGGTTACCTACCCAACTTTGGCACCAACCGCAAAGGAGTCTTATCCCTGTCCTCTTCCGCTGCCAACCGGAATTGGTCTTCGTAAGTTGCACGCAGCATATCAATTCTTGGAGCAAGCTCTGGAATCTTCATAGCAATATGGAACGCCAAACCAGCCACAAGTGCAGGTAAAAACCTAAAACTCATATCTGCGGTAGTAACCCCTGCGCCAGCATCCTCTATCCGACGGATTCTCCAATACTTAAATATATAGTCGCTGCTATCTGGTACAGGCCATAAATTTATCCGTGGGGCGGCTAGTCGCTCTACCCATACACGTGTAGGAAGTCCCTGAGTCAATTTGTTAGGGATGCTGGCAAAATCTGGAACGTCTACTCTAGCTAACATACGATCATTCTGAGCGTTCTGCTCACCTGAATCTGTACGAACCGCCTGTTCAATGAGGTCTATCGTATCAGTAGGAAGACTGTACTGAGCAGTACCAGCAACTAAACTAATAGTGCCTTCGTCAATAGTCCACAAATTCACCCCGCGATTCTGCCACTCAATCATCATCAGATTCATAGATCGTCTAGCAGTGCGTAAGTCATATCCAGAACGCATCTCACGTCCGGCACGCTCCCACGCCTCTTCGGCTATATCTGTGAAATCTAGATCGAAGTTAGTAGTGCCAGAAGTCGCCATTATAGCTCCTCAGACAGATAAATCGTTGTAGCGTCCTGTGGCATTAGCTCTTACTCACTTCCATGACAATGGAGTAGCTATCGCCAGCTCCACCACCAATAGTTGTGAAGGAAATATCGCCTGTCACCCCAGCACCAGCGTTATTTTGAACCCCGCCAAAAGACCGGAAATCAATATACCCGCTATAACTATTAGGCACCGTGTAGGCAAGTACGTCGGTAGTCGCATCAAATAGGATCTTCACTGAAATACCGTCAGTGGTGTACCAGATCCGTTGTATTTTCACGCTTGTCGGTGCACCCGCTAATTCGGATACATCCACCTTAACTACCGCTGCTTCGTCCTCAGTACCGCCAATTTCGGCGGTGAACTTCATTACGGTTGTTTTAGTCCCATCAAGTAGGGTATCACTTGTGACTGTAATAGCCATCTTACACTCCTTCAACTAGCCCCCGAAGGGGCGTTGATTAAAAGTTATGTGGTAGAGGTAGTTACACCACCGTCTGCGTTTGTCTGGCCGTTGAAGTACCAGCTAGTACCATCAGAAATCATCTCAATGAAGTCACCGACCACAGCAACACTAGCAACAAAATTAATAGTATCAGCGTTGTCATCATAAGGACCGTCATCTGCAGTATCAACTTCAAGCTCGTTAACACCACCAATCAAAATATCAGCACCGCCGTTGGTAGTGATAATGTACTCAGTAGTAGGAGCTACCGATACGATGAATTTGAACCTACAACCAGCAGCTGGAGCTGGAAGAGTTACAGTAAACCCACCAGCCAAACCAAGGAAGAAAGTCTTGCCGTTGTCGTCTGCAACAGTGAGCGTCTTAGCAGCTGCCAAAGTCTCTACAGAACTAGTCCCGTTCTGGAACCCTGCGGTTGAATTTACTGGTCCTGAAAAATTAGTTGTGCCCATGATTATTTCTCCTGTTTAATTCAGTCAACTCCTACATAACGGGCGGTTATATAGGATCTATATTTGGAGTATCGCTCGTTATTTTCGCCATGTCAACAAAAACTACCACTCACAAAAAAGGGACCCCGGAGGGTCCCTTTCCAAGCTCACTGAAATTAATCAGCGCCGGGGCTTCCGAAGATACCCAGTGGGTCAGAAACACCGAAACTATAACGCTCACGCGCCTTGTAACGGCTATTACCTGTATCAAAGTCAGTGTCCATCCCAGTAGACATTGCTGTACGGGTAAAGTGTTTCAGTCCATTAGGAATATCAGTCAGCAGGAACCATGCATCAGTATCCGTCAGATAATGGTTAACAGCGTAGCCGCCGGGGATAGCCCCATTAGAACGCAGTGCGTTAAGATCATTATCAGCAGTGCCGACACGAAGCTCAGTCTCCAGCAGGCGAGTTGCAGTAAACTGCAGGGCCGCAGGGATAATCAGCTTCTTAGGTTTAGCTGCAATCAGAAGTCCACGCTCGTCGGTCCAATCAGCCAGCTGAATTACAGCAGCTTCAAGAGAAGTCTCATTGAGATCTGCCGCGACAGTAGGACGGTTGGAGTTGGTGCCACCATTTACAAGAGGATGGTCAGTAGCACAAAGCACTTTTCCATCTCCATAAGTGGTACCAGCCGCGAACGCATTGTTCAGAATGCTAGCTGCTTTAACCTGCTTGGTGTATGCCATAGCGCGAGCCAGTGCTTTCGTATAACGTGCAGACAGGGAATCATACAGGTTATCCTCAATAGCCTCCTCAGTAATAGAGAAGCCCATAGCGATGGTTTCGTGCGTATAGCGAGCGGTCCAAGATTCCTGTGCGTTGTCGTATGCAATTGATGCACCTTCATTCTTCACAGGAGCAGAACCGAAGCCAGACAGCTTGGTTTCTTCCTCAAAGGAACGGTCAGAAGATTCTCCCTCGAAAATCTCCTTATGCTCCTCAGGATACTTACTATACTCCATGCCAAACAGTCCATTAAGACCCGGCAGGAGTTCCTTTTGTAGTTGAGCGCGTGAAATAGCCATTTTACTTCACTCCTTATAGTGCGCCGTCGCTAGTATAGCGATGGAAGCTAGGGTTGAACTTAACCAAAACATCAGGATATGAGTCACTCGCATCTGAGTAATGCTCAACAATCTTGAAAGGTTTGGCGGTTGTGGCTACTGTTGCGTCCAACGCAGAAGTAGAGTTACCGGTTGCGGTAGCCCCAGTACTGGTAGACTGAACTGCAGCAAAGGTGGTGTTAGTACCGATCACAGTCTGTGCACCAGCCCCATCAAGTTGAGCCTTGAACAGTACATTAGGATCGTCAATAACCATTGCCTTAATAGCGCCACCGTTAGCAGTATCGGTTGGGTAATACTGTGAATGGATCACTTGACCCTGTGCGTTAACGTACTCACAACCTACGAATACGCCAAGAGCGCCAACAGAAGAACCACCAAGGTTATTGGTAGTAGCGTCGGCACCACTCGCAGTAGCCAAAGCAACATACCCGTCTGCGCCAAGCAAAACAACCTGCCCATAGAACAAGTTGGTAGCTTCACCAGCGGGGTCGATTAGGTACGTATTGATAGAACCAGCATAAGGCTGACCATCAATTCGTCTTACGGGAACAAGCCCGTATGGGGTAGCTGAACTAGCCATGTCTAAAACTCCCAGTTAAAAGTTAGGTTCCATTACCAAAAGTAACCTGCGATTTCTTCTCATTAAAGAGAGGCATACGCGGGTCATTATCTCGCATAAAGCTGTTGTCAACAGACTCCATCTGGTTAGCGGCTTGGTGATTGTAAAATTCATTACGCTCGTCTGCCAATTCCTGTGGAGCTTTACAAAGTAAAAGACCCCCAACAACCACATTATCTTTGAACCTTT